CAGACATTCCAAAATGCAGGAGTCACGGCAATAAAGTTTGATGATGCAATTTACAGGGCTGCCGGATTATCGCCAATTCCTTTACGACTTTCACCAGCAATGTTGAATACGTTAATGGCAGGATTAGAAAAGACTAACGGGATCATACGCAATCTTACAATGACAACGGCGATTTCAGCTCAGAATAGTTTTATTAATGCTGCTGATTTGGCATATTTACAAGTCAGCACAGGCGCAATGGATTACAATAGTGCAATCAGGGCAGCAGTTAAAGACGTTGCTAATCAGGGCCTATCGGCTATCAGTTATGTGGGTAGAAAAGACCAGATTGACGTAGCTATGAGGCGGACGGTATTGACAGGAATAAATCAAACCGTTGGAAAGCTAACCGAAACAAGGGCTGATGAAATGGGAACTGATTTAGTACAGACATCGGCGCATATAGGGGCGAGGCCTACTCACCAGATATGGCAAGGTAAAATATTCTCAAGAAGTGGTACACATAAAAAGTATCCGAATTTTGTTGAAGAGACCGGATATGGAACGGTTACTGGTCTCTCAGGAATAAACTGCCGGCATTCGTTCTATGTATTTTTCGAAGGAATTAGTGAAAACGCCTATAAGGATTTAACGGAATATGAGGGCAAACCAGTAACCTATAACGGCAAGGAAATTACCTTTTATGATGCTACTCAAAAACAACGATATATTGAACGTGAGATTAGAAAAGCTAAACGGGAAGCATCTGCGTTAGAAGCGGCCGGACTGGATAATACCAATGAACTTGCGAAGGTTAAAAGTATGCAGGCATCCATGAGAGATTTCATTAAACAGACTGGACTTAATCGGCAGTCAGTACGAGAGCAAGTATCAGGTGGTAGGATTCCTAAAATTGAGATAAAAGTGCCAGAGCAACCAACACCGATGAATTGGAATAAAATTGAGATTGTGCCTTCCGCCCCCCGTATCCCTGCACCAATTCCGCCTGCAACTAATCCTCGACCACCGACACCAGTAGAAATTGAAAAGTTTAGAACAAGAATGTTACAAAGCCCTGAAAGGATAAACAGACTCAACCCCACCGAAAATAAAATGCTTATATTGTCAGTAAAAGATAGTGATTATTCTTTTGGTCACAGTAGCGGTCTTGCTGTAAATCTCAGCACTTCTTGTCTTGACGATGGCATTGCGTTTCACGAATCTTTGCATTGGAGAATAATTGCTAGTGGGACAGAGAAAGAATTTCCAAAATATAAACCTTCAATTTATTTCACTCACGCCAGCGATGCGTTGGTAATGGGTGGAGAGTGGGCAGCAAAGAGTGAAAACTTGGCAATGGTTTTAACCTGCTATGCTGATTCAAAACAACAATGGATAACTAATATTACAAGGTATGAAGATGGCTATGAGAGTTCTATTGCTGAACAAATGATAAAAGAGGTTACAGGGTTTTTGGAAAGGATAGGAAAATGGTAGATGCTTTAACAGAAGAAGAATTTGAGAAGTTGCTGAAATGGATAGATTCGGAGCCACCTCCGGAGCTTGAGAAGGGTGGGTAAGGTTTATGTATAACGGTTTGGATGGCGAATAACAAAACTATGAACAAGGATTTCCGCGCCTTTTTGTTTCTGATGTACTCGCTTGCAAAGCAGTTTATTTCATGGTATGAGAGAGAGATTAAAAAGGTGATATAATGAGAATACGGAGGAACGATGAATAGACTTAAATTAGAAAGTCAAATTAGAACCGCATTTTCAAAGCCTCGCTTTAAGGACATAGAGATTTCTGTAAAGGATGGCGTATTTTCAATATGGGATGGAAGGGTAGTGCGTTCTTTGGACATCCCTATTTTTAATCTTAATGTAATTTGGAAGGCTGGCAAATACTGGCGAAAAATAGAATATCGAATAGATACAGAAGTAAAAAATCAGGACATTATTGGAATCATCGAAGAAATTAAAAGAAAGAGAAAAGACAAAGTTCCAGAATCTATGATATAAAAATATGATATAATAGATTCAATACAGTATCACGTCTTTGACGGGGTACAACTAACAGGTAGGGCAACAGCCACGCTTTTGGAGAAATCCAATAGTGTGGCTTTTTCGTTGGGTTAGAACGTATGCTAACCAACACAATTGTGGGACGTGGACACGTAAAATACTCCGAAGTGAAAAGGACAGGTAATAAGATGAAACGAGAAGATTTGAAAAAGATGGAATTGGCAGATGAAGTAATTGATCAGATTATGGCTTTACATGGCAAGGACGTTGAAAGCCACAAAAGCAAACTGGTAACTGCGGAAACCACAGCAGACGGGTTTAAAACACAACTCGGTGAAGCTAATAAAACTATTGAAGGTTTCAAAGGTATGGACATCGAAGGCGTAAAGAAAACTGCTGATGATTGGAAGCTAAAAGCTGAAACAGCTCAAACCGAGTCTGCTAAGCAACTCTCTGATCTGAAATTCGATCATGCGCTTGACGGTGCATTGACCGGAGCAAAGGCAAAGAATGCGAAGGCGGTAAGGGCTCTGCTAAAAGCGGATGATCTGAAACTTGCCGAGGACGGCTCGATTGTGGGCCTGAATGAGCAACTTGAAAAGATCAAATCTGAAAATGATTATCTGTTCGAAAGTGATACGCCGGATCCTAAGATAGTGACCGGCGCAAATAATAAATCAGTAATCGGCGATGCTGTGATTGAAGCAGCGAGGAAAGCAGCCGGATTACCCATTGAAAAATAAAGGAAAATAAAATGCCACAATCAATTGGATTAGTAACTAAATTTCAACCTATCCTGGATGAAATTTACAAGCAGGCGTCTGTGACTGCTCGAATGGATGCACAGACAAAACCCGTAGACTTTGCGGGTGCTAATGTTGTAAAAGTCTTTAAGACAACCCCAATCGGTCTGGGCACTTACTCGCGCGCAGACGGGTTCCCGAAGGGGCAGGTAGTGGGTGCATGGGAAACGCTGACCTTATCCGCAGAACGCGGTCGTGAATTCAATATTGATCGCATGGACGATGAGGAATCATTGGGTATGGCTTTTGGCACTCTGGCGGGTGAATTTATCCGCACGCAGGTTGCTCCCGAAGTGGACGCTTATCGCTTCTGGAAATTTGCAGCGACGAGTGGTATCGGAACAGTCGCCGGCGCAGCTCTAAGTTCTTCGACTGTTTTAGCTGCGATTGACGTGGCGACTGCCGCGATGAACGCCGCTGAAGTTCCTGGTGAAGGTCGGTTGCTCTATGTATCTGATGCGGTGCAAACTTACTTAGACGCTGCTATTACTCGTACTCGCTCCAATGAGCGCAGTGTTGAGAATCGTATTCTTGTTTATAACGGCATGGGAGTGATCATGGTGCCGCAGACCCGCTTCTACACCATCATCACACTTGATGCTGGTGCAACGGTTGACGCTGGCGGATATGCTAACGGTGGAGTAGGTGCCAACTTTATGATGGTTCATCCATCGGCTGTTTTACAAGCCACTAAGTTAGCTGCTCTGAAAATTTTCAGCCCTGATGAGAATCAAGACATGGACGCTTGGAAGATTCAATATCGCTTGTACCACGATGCTTTTGTGTACGATCAAAAAGTGAAGGGCGTTTACCTGCATAAATTGGATGCGTAAACAATTAATTCAAACTAAAGGGGCCGTCAATACGGCGGCCTCTACTATCAAAAAGAAGGTGAAAAATGAATGATATATTAGAACAAGTTGATGGTAGCGATTGGATACAAGACATCAAAGACAACATGGCACTAATCGAAGCTGCCGCATTTCCCGACACAGATCTCGAAATCCACGTAAAATATAACGGATCAGACGTTACCGGGGACGGGACTGTCTTGAAGCCCCTGGCTTCTTTGACAAAAGCCATGACATTGGTTTCGGCGTACAGACCTGTGATTCGTTTAGGGCCTGGAGCTTTTGCTGAAGCTGCTCCGATAGTGTGGCCAACCCAAAAAGAGGTATATTTGCTTGGCCCCGGAAGTGGTTTCTGTTCCATAGCCGCTGTAGGCGCAAGCGTGTTCAGTGTTGCGCCTGGTGTTCAAACCAGTACATTCACTGGATCTATGCAGGGGTTTACGATTGATCATAGTGCTGGTGCGGCTCAAAAAGGGATTGTGTTAGACAACACGGGGATGACTAAGAAACTAAACTTCTCCCTTGATGATGTCCCATTCTCCGCTGATGAAATTACTGATAACTCCATTGATATGGTACATGCAGATGCTGATAATGCCATCCGGCTTTATATGATTGGCGACGGTTCACAAAAGGAAATTGGCGGCGCAATCAATTTTGTCGTCAATAACTTAGCGGATCGATTGCACTGCACTGGACTATGGCTAATTGGAACGATCACAACTCCAAATGTTGCCAAAGAAGCATCTATTCGTTTGCTGAATTGTTTTGTCCCGCATGGGGCAGCTACAGCGGGCGGAAGTGCTACACAAAAGATTACATCTGTTCATTCCTATAGTTGGATTGATTATGATGACATCACCCGCGAAATCTTTGCGGCTGTGGATGGAAGTGATCTAGGCGGATCATGCACTAAAGTGATCGTTGCTTAACTATAATAAATAAGGATTTGAAGCGATGACTACATCATATGTAACCTATCAATATTACACAACTACGTTTCTGGGTGTAGCCATCGCATCTGCTGATTTTTCGCGACTTGCTTTGCGCGCGTCAGCTGAAATTGACCGCGTGACCTTTAATCGCACTGCTGCAATTGTTCTCGCGGCTACCGATACCGAAACAATCGATCTTATCAAAATGGCAGCTTGTAGCGTTGCAGAGCAGATACAAACCAACGAAGCAGAAGGCGGGTCGGACGGAATTCAATCAGAACAGATTGGAAGTAATTCGGTAACGTATGCCGAAAATTCAAGTAAACGATTCTCTAATATTAAGAAAATACAGGATGCCGCCAGATTGTATCTCGAATCTACAGAACTCATGTTTGCTGGATTTGCAAGTGGTGAGTATGGCGGAATGGTAGATGAGGATTAATGCGCACGAATTGCGACATAACCGTTTATAACAAATACATAGTCTCAAGTGTGGAGAAATATCAGCGCACAGTAGTCGCGGACGTTGCATTCGAGGCGAGGAAGGCCGCAAATGTCTTAGCAACTGGTGGGAACATTGCAGCCAACTCTGCCAGGGTATTCATTCCATTTGCACGCGGCGCGAATTATCTCAAACCTAAAGCATGGCAGGTATTAACTACAAAGACGGGAAAGTGGACGCTTCAAGAAGGCGATTACATTGTCAAGGGTGCGGTAACTGACGAGATTCACGCTCTTATACCAGCACACGGAACCGACCCAATTATTCCAGCCGTGCCAGCTTTCACGATCACCAATTTGAAAACACTCTATGACGATGTTTTACAAGTTATGAGCGTAGACACAATGGACATGGGTTCCTTGCATCTTCAGCACTGGAATGTGGGGTTGAAATGAGCTATCCAATTATTAAAACGCCACGCGGTACAGTTGTCATCGGTAAGGATTTCAAAGCCGAACTCACTTGGAATACTGCTAAATTTAGCGGGCCTGGTGCCGGACATAGAGGGGGTCAAAGTTGGCAGGGTAGGTATTCGAGAGCCCAGTGGTTCGTTGACAATGAAATATTAAGACTCTGTGATCCATATATACCATTTCAGACTGGCATGTTAATTAAATCAGGGATACTTGGCACTAAAATTGGCAGTGGAACAGTGAAGTGGATCGCGCCTTATGCTCGCTACATGTACTATGGTATGTCAAAAAAAGGAAATCCACTGAAGTACAACGATGCTCCGATGCGCGGCGCGTTCTGGTTTGAACGCATGAAGGCCGTAAACGGGCGCGCGATCATTGCTGGAGCACGACGTATGGCAGGTGGCGGATGAGTATACTATCCTCGGTAAAAACATTCATTTTAACCTATCCATCCCTTGAATCAGGCGCGCTTGTGTTAGTTGATAACTTAGGCGAAATACCAATTCAATATGCAATTTGTCCTCTTCCTGGCCCACCATGGGATAGTAAAAATGTAAGCGGCGGCGGAGAAAGGACGTTTCCTTTCGCGTTTCAGATGGCTGTATCGACAGTTGATGAACTGGAACGCTTGGACAATAACGGATTTTTCGAGGCATTCTCGGATTGGTTGGATGACCAAACAGAGGATGATATTCTACCAACCCTCGGCACGGGTAAAACTCCCTCCGAGATAATGGCAACAACCCTGCCCTATTTATCACAACAAGGAGAATCGGGAACAGGGATATATATGGCTCAGTATAAATTAATCTATTCACAAGAAGAATAAAAGAAAGAGGTAAAAAATGGCAGCAACAACAGGAAAAATCAAGCGTTCGTTAGTTCAGACTTTTCTCGATATAACGCCTTCAGCAGCGGCAACATGGAAGTTGCTTGGGCAAGGTGTGTCAGCGGGAAAAATTAGTTACAACCCTAAAACCACAGAAGAAACATACATCGACGAGGACAGTGCAACCAAAACGATTGACTCATACGCTCCCACTATGCCAGTGGAGCAGGTGGCAATCGGAGGCGATTCAGTGTTTGATTACATTGATAACCTACGTGTCACGCGTGCCGTCCTATCAGCCGCAGAAACTCACATTATGAATGTCTGGCTGTATGAGGATGGTGGCGATACAGCATATCCCGCAGAAACGCAGGACGTATCAATTCAGATCGAGGACTTTGGTGGTGAAGGTGGATCTCCGGCGAGGATCAGTTATACCATTAACTATATGGGCGATCCGACTGCTGGTACGTGTGATCTTTCAACCCCATCAACTCCTGCATTTACTTAGGAGATGATAAATGGCTAAAATAAAACGAAGTCAAGTTAAGTCGTTCCTGAATACAGGGACAATTGCTGACCCTGTGTGGTCACTCATTGGCGATGGAGTATCAGTTGGTAAAATTGCCTATAATCCTAAAACAACCAGCGAGACGCACATTGACGATGACAACGCAACGGTATCCGTTGATTCTTATGGCCCAGCTTTACCGATTGAACAAACAGCCGTCGGGGGCGACGCGGTCTTTGAGTTTGTGGACGCCTTGCGTAAATCACGCAGTACGTTGGGGGATGCTGAAACAGAATTGATCAACGTATGGCTATATGAGACGCCCGCAGGTGTAAGTCCGTACTACTATGCCGAGAAAAATGACGTATCCATTCAAACGGATGATTTCGGCGGAGAAGGCGGTACACCAGCGAAGATAAACTACACGATCAGTTTCTTGGGTGATCTTATTATGGGCGTTTTCAAGCCTGCTGCAACAGCGACTTGGGAAGCGAATCCTGGAGTTGCTACTACCTTAACCACAATGACTATTGTGGCAGCCGGATTGACTTTATCGCCACTCTTTGCAACCGATCCAACTAACCTTTTATACACGGCATCAGTTGCTAATGGAGTTGTTGCTGCGGCTATGACATCAACCTTGGCTACTGCTGATAGTATTGTGCAGTACGAAGGGGAAAACGTGATAGGTCAGGGAGCAGATGCGACGCTCGCAGTTGGAGTCAATCATTTAACCATCGTAGTTACAGAAGGCGCGGTAGTAACCACCTATCGCATTGACGTGACACAAGCTGCACCGTAATTGAGAATGCCTGCTCGTGTGAGGGCAGGTATCTTGAAAGGATATATTTATGAAAATGCAAAAAGGCGAACATAGTGTTGTTATCGAGGTTCCGTCTGATAAGGTAGAACTTTACTTACAGATGGGATTTCATAAAGTAGGCGAACCCGCAAAACTATTACTTGTTGAAAATGATGAACCGAAACAATCTAAACATAA